CCTGTTGCTATTGCGTTAAACGTACTTAATCCAGTTAAATTGTCTTGAACCCTGAAAACCAACCTGTCAAGCGTTCCTTTTCTTAGTCGTAATCCCCATTGGAAACCATATATCTCTTCCATGTCTATATTAGGAAAGTAGCTTTTTTCTGCTCCTCCACCTGAAACATCAGCTAAGAATGCCTCTGTACCAGTACCAATTGCAGCAGTATCTGAAGCAATACGGATAAACTCTTTATTTGTTTTTATCCCCTCGTGAAGCTCGTATAATGGCTCAGACTGAGTATCCCAATAAAAAGCCACTCCATTAGTTAAAGCAGATAAAGCACCAAATTTGTTAAGAGCTGGCGTTCCTCCATCTCCTATCTCACAAGTGATGTATTTAATAAAAATATCAAAGTCTGCACTTGCAGTGATAGCAAAATCAACGAAATTAACAGATCCATCCACGCCCATAATATTAGAGCCTGTTGTTCTCCCATTATCAGTAAAATACTGTCTAAAAGGGATGGCAAGAATATCCCCATCAGTAGGAGGATACTGTCTCTCTATAGCGTAGATATTACCAAATCCATCTACTTTCAGGCTGTTGCCGTTTTCATTTTTTATCCAAGCCTTTATCGACATAACTAATCTCTAAAGAACCCTGTGAACCCTGCATACACATCAGCAGTACCATAGCCAGCTATATCAATAGAAAGAGCAATCGAGCTGTTCTTTGGCAATGTTAAGAAGATAGTACCAAAAGCTCTACCTGCACCTTGAAGTTGATATAAAACAGGAGAGGATGTTCCTGTAACAGTTTTACCTGTCCCACTTGCTTGATAAGCAATTACATCTTCAAAAGTTTCAGAACTACCTCCGTTTCTGTTTACGATATTAGCAGCATTAGCATCAGAGATTAATGTTCCACCTGTAGGATTAAAATAAGCCTTTAAAATAGGATTGCCTGTTGGCGTTCCTCCGCTTAAATTCTCAACTCCCCAAAACCATGCCTCAATAGCTAAATCTTTCTCGTTTGTGTTTTTTAAATATAGAATTCCGTTATCTCCTGCACTTGTGATACTTCTGATATACTCAGTATTCACATTAAATGCTCTACCATCAGCAGAACTTTCTTCATAACGAGTTAAAGACGTTGAAGAAGTTAATAGTCTTCCGTTACTGTCTACCTTTGCTTTGTCTCCGTTTAAAGGATTTCCAATAAATACTTCCATTTTATGATAAAATTAATTTTAATAAATCGTTGTTCTCTTTTTGCAGTTCTATTAAGCTCATTAAATACTTATGCGTTAGAAAAGTATTATCAGCTGTCTGAGCTGATTCTTGACTTGTTATAATTGATGCTGTTGCAACTGACTGAAACAACATGACAACTTTTTCCATTAGTTCAGGAGCTGAAGTAGCTGATATATTGCTGACATTAGTATAAAGAATTTTGATCTCATTCCTTCCATTATGAACAACACCATCTTGAGAAAATTTCAAGTAGTTGTCATTCACATCAACTGTAATGTTTGACCATGACAAATAAAAAGGAGCATTTAAATCCTCTTGTAATTTCAAGACATCCTCCCCTATTTTATTTAGTTTCCAAGCCATATATTAAAACATTCCTCTAAAAAACAATTTCTTTTTAGTCTTTCCTTTGTACGTTGGATAAAGCTCAAATTTAATCGTTGAATCTGATGGGAAAACTGTTCCTGATGTTTCGCTTATCTCAAAGCTTGTATCACTTATAAGGTTAGAAACAACGTAATCAGTGCCATTAATAGCAATCGTGTCTCCATCTTGAATGTATTTAGTAGTACTAACAGAAACCAAATAAACATTGCCAGTCTGATCAACAATGCTCGAAGGAATATATTCTTTATCATTATAATCACAAATAAATCTTTGAGCAGCATCATATAAGTCAACAGCTATCCTTTGTCTATCTTCAGCAGTCTCATTTACCTTAGTTATTGAAGTGTTAAAAGCGTTCCTTGAACTCCCTTCAACCTCTCCGATAATCGTGTTCTGATAAACTTGTTCAGGTAAATACTCAGCATAAATAAACAGCCTCAACATTCTCTTTATTCCAGTGTAATCAATCGTATATCTTGAGTCCATTGGATTAGTATATTCTAAGCCGTTTAACAGTTCTTTGAATCTGTCTCGACTTCCTGCATCGTTTCCAAAAGAATCAGCCTTAAAAGTGATGTAAAGCGTGTCTCCAAGTAAGCATTTAAGAATATCTTCTTCAACTCTGTCAACATAAGCTTGAAGATCAGCAACAGTGAACTTGTTTTTCGAGATGTTAACCTCTCCTGTGAAATCTGACGTCAATGTTATGCTCATTATTCAGCTTTTTTTGCTCTTGGTTTTCTTTTTGGTTTAGCTTCTTCTTTATACTCTTCTGCAATACCTTTCTTGATCAAAGTATCTGCAACTCTTAAAGCAAAGCTTCTTACATCTCCATCCTTGATCTTGTCAGTTGGAATTGCATCAGCTTTTAATATCTTAACTTGTTTCCTCATAAGAATAGTCTTTTACCACAAAAACCCCCCGACCAATGGAAGGGAGGCTCTGTGTAGTTAAACTATATTAGATAGTCTCTAAAGCAGCAGCATCAGTTGATAATGTTCCAGTAACGAATGACGTTCTATCATTGTTCTTAACATAAACAACACCTCTCCACTCAGCTCTGATTGTTTTGTAGTTCTTAACAAAGTTGTCAGCGTTGTATCCAATCTCGATTGAAACACCTTGCTTTTGTAACATGAAAGCCTTTGTAAAGTCTCCGATTAAATACTCATCTTGAGTCACTAATGTAGTTGGAATTATTGGAATACCATCCAAGCTTAATTGACCAGCAACCATCGCTAATCTTTCAACATATCTCTTATCAGTTGAAGATACTTTCTCCATTTTAAGAGCAGTAACGTCAGAAGGATTCAAGAAGATAGCGTTTGGCATACCTTGTTCAGCTAAAGCAATTTGATTTGCAGCAACAGTCAATACATCAACAGTGTTAGCGTTATCAATTGATAAAGCGAATGCACCAGCAGCAAAAGCAGTTGCAACAGTTTTAACACCATTTAATTGAGGAGAAACCCCTGAACCACTATAAGAACCAAGTTCAACAGCTTTTAAAAGCTCTCTTGTCAATTCATCATTGATAGCAGATTGGATGAACTCAACGTCGTCAAGCATCTCATCAGTTACTGTAATGTAAGCAGTTGTTTTCTCAACCTTTTGTGATCCAACTAATAAATCAAAGTCAATTTGATTCTTAGCAGCACCTTCAGCAGTTTGACCAGCAGCACCATCTTTGTTAGCTTGGTAAACCCACTCAACTAAGTTTGAAGAAATAGAACCTCTTTGAAGAACATCCAAGAATCTTACTTGTCTTGATGCAACCTCGTTTAATCCTGGTAATCTGAAAGCTTGAGGAACTGCTCCTGTTACGTTTCCTGAGATAGACATATCTCCAGCAACTTTCAACTCAAGTTTTACATTGTCATTTGCAGATGAAGAGTTTTTCAACTTTGTCAAATCCTCTTTTCTGTCAGATAACATCTCCAATAAAGACTTCTCATCATTTGATTTGTTAGCTTTATGACCTTTAGTCATTGCAACACCCATCTCAACAAGCTTCTCATTGATAGACTTGAATTGAGCATCTCTTGCAGCCTCCAAATCAGCTTTTAAAGAATCAATATCTTCTTTGCTTGCTTTAGCCTCAACAGCCTTTGCAATAGCTTCATTTTGCTCTTTGTTGTACTCGTTGTACAATCCTGCCTGAGCTTCAGCATCTTTAGCATTGAAATCAGCCTCTGTGATTCCTTTTGCTTCTAAAAATTTAGCAAATGTTTTCATTTTGCAGTTTAAAATTAAAGTAAATAAAATGATTGTTTATCACTCGGCTTTTCAGATTTCAAAGTATCCTTAACAGATGGCTTCAATACGAAAAGTGAATTTCTTAGTTCTTGTAATTGCTTGAATCTTGCCTCCAAGTTTTCAAGTCTTTCATCAGTTCCTGTTCCTCTCTTGATGGCTTTCAAGAATGATCCTTCAAGCTCATTGAATCTCTTCAACGCTCCTTCAGTATCTCCTGACTTTGCTGCCTCAATTACTGGTGTGAACTCGTTTGCTCCAAATGTAACGCCTGAAACCTCCCAAAGTTTAACCTCAGTTATTTCAAAGTGTCCATCAGGGGAAAAGCTTTGATCCTCTACAAATTTGATTTTATCAGAAATGTAATTGAATCCAATTGAATGCTCTCTTAAAATACCATCTTGATAATCAAGTAAAGCATCAGTTCCTTTTGTAGATCTTCCAAGTTGAGCAACGAACTTAAGTCCAAACTCATCCTCTTCCATCTCCAGGAACTTACCAATTTGATGCTCCCAATCGTGATTTCGTAAATGAGCTATCTTTCTGTTTCCTGAAGCATCAACACCTCTTTCTTGAATAGATTTAGCAAATGCACCCTTTCGGATTACATCCATATCAGAATCAATGACATCAAAAGCTGATCCATATCCTTTGACAATACGGTTTTTTTCATCAATATCCTCCATTTTAAGGAGCATTGACTTCGTTCCGTAGTGTTTATTTAGTTTTTCTTCTAAATTCATGCTGTTAAGTTAAGAATTATCTTGATTATTTTCTCTTAATTTAGGAATCAAATCAGCAGATTCATCATCTAAAAGCTCTAATCCGTTTAATTTTCTGTACTCATTTACTGAAATACTACCTGAATCAGCGTGAATTTTTGCAACTTCAGCTCTTGTTTTTGCATCAGCTTGTAAAGCATCAATTCCTGTCAAATCATAATCAAGCATATATTGCTCTCCAAAAGAAGGAGCAAGCCATGAGTTGTATCTTTGTTTAAACTTTTCAAGTAAAGGAATAACAGCATCATTCCACATAGCCTTTTCAGCTTGTTGAACGTTGTTAAATGTTGAGTTTGCTGGATCATTAAACAGCCTTGATGACACTTTGTATATGTTGCAAATAGCTCTTAAAGAAAGAACCCCTTGTTCAATCATTTGTAAGTCAGTTGAACTCATTCCCAACTGTAAGAAGTCAACGTTTGCACCCGTAAACATAGGAGTACCAAAGTTTTTACCTCCTCCGAATGTCTCACGATATTGATCTTTCATTTGTTCAGCTTGTTTAGGCTGCATTCCTCTGTCAGTTCTTGAGGTAACGATTCCCATTGCTCCTTTATTCTTAAGCATTGAAGCCATTGCCTCCCATTGCTCATTATTAGCAGAATAAACAAACATTGCAGCCTCTAAAGGAGATAAACCAATAAGAGTCTCAAAACCTATTATTCTTGGATCAAATGCTTTAATGTGAGCAACTTCTTCAGAGCTGAATTTCTGTATCTCTGTTGATTGCATCTCATACCCTGCAATTGGAATGATTTCATTCCCTACAATTGGAGCTGTCACTTGTGAAGGTAACACAGAAAGCTCTCTGAATCCTTGAAAGCCAACAGCCTCAGTTCCGTTGATGTAAGTATTTCCAGTTAGCAAGTACATTATCGCTGCTGATTCTTGGAACTCTGACCATGTTTGTAGTTGGTTAGGGCAATCAAGCACTCTGTTAAGCTCTGAATCAGTCACAACCTCAAAACCGTTCCTTGTTTCTTGCTTGACCTCCCACTTAACGCCTGCAAAGTTTTGAGCAATCTTTGAGACCACTGCGAAAACATCAGGATTTGAAACAAAACCTTCTTTGATAAAGTTCTTTGTTTTCCTTGTGGAGAAGTTATAACCCCCAAAGCCAACGCCTGAATTGTTTAAAAAAGAATAAGCCTTGTTTGGATCAGTAAAATCATCGCCAAGCAACGACTTTATTATAAATTTTTTGAATGGATTCATATATTTTGCAAAATATGGTGTTAAATTACGAAAAATTCATTTTGTGTACCTACATAAGACACATAATATCTAATTGCGTCAATGATGTGGTTATAATCATCAACAGGTTTTCCTGATCTTCTGTCATTCCATTGATAATTATTAAGCTCCTCTTTCAAGTTGTGACTATCAGGATCAACTATGAGTTTATAGTTCTGCAACAGTCTTATTCCAGTCACAATTGAGTCAGGTCCTTTGATTGCTCCTTTGACATTATATCCTTCATCCCATATCTCATCAATCAGTCTCGGCTCTGCTGAATCAGCAACAATAAGCTCATCTTTGCCACACTCTTTCTGTAATATCAAGCAGATGTCATTAGTTTTCAAATAAGGCTCATAAAGAAGCTCTTTAAGATATATCTTATTGTTCTTGTTATCAACAGCAACCTTTACCAATGTTGTTGGATCGTTGCTATATCCAAAGTCCATCCCAAAACCAAAGCCAATATCATCATTAAACTCTCCTTCAATCCAATTATCAAAGATTACTCCTTCAGGTCTTTCAATCCAAGCTCCAAGATAGTTGTGAGCGTACCAATCAGGATTCTGTTCTTTAGCGTTTAAGGCTTTCTTCTTCCAGGAGTCAGTAAGATTCTCCTCATTATCAAGCCATGAAGTATGGATCTGCTCAACGTCAGGATGATCAGAGATGGTTATTGGAAAGCCATCAATCATAATCTGCTTTGAATAACCTTGAACCCATCTTTTATATATGAAATGCTCCTTGTTAGAAGGGTTTTGAATCCAAATAACTCTGTTTTGTTGCGTTGTTGTTCTTATTGAATCATCAATAGTATCAAAGGTTTTCTCATCTTGAAAATCTTCTCCCTCTTCAACAACAAAGGTAGTTACTCCAGCTAATGACTTTAAGTTTGCTTTCTGACTGTTTGAACCTGCTTTGATACCTCTAAACCAAATAAAGCAACCTGTAAGCTTGTTTGTGATGTCCTTGCTTGTAACGTCAAAATGACTCTCAACTCCAAGCCTTGCAATTGCATCCTTAAACTCAGGTATGATTGAAGTCTCTGCTGATGTCATTGTATATCTTGTGAACAGTATGCCATGACCTTGCTCATAAGTTAAGCGAACAAGAAAGTCAGCTATCACAAATGACTTTCCTGAACCCCTTGAACCAGTTAACAGTGTATACCGTTTTTTAGACGAATACAACGGTTTATATTTTTCATGTATGTTGACAACTTCCACTATTTATTCTCTTCTTTCTTTATCCATGAGATAACAGGGATTTGAACAGACTCATCAGATGCTGAATGCTCTACTTTCTCTTTTGGTTTACCATAAACATACTCACAAAGTAATTTAAGATGTGGAAAGCTCTCTTTTGATTGCTTAGCCATGTGAAAGAAGAACTCTTCTTGTGATCCGTATATCTCCTCAATGGCATTAATACCAAGCTTTATAACCTTCTCTTCATCTCTTTTTGGCTTTCTTCCTGAATTAGGCCTTGCTCCCCCATGTTTTTTCTTCTTCTCTTCCATAATTAATACAATTTGAAATAATCTTGCATAACCAAATATACTAAATCCATTAAAAAGAGTTATTTTTAAGCGTTTTATCCTACCAAAAACACACTAAATGAGCCGAAGAAAATCAAAAGTCAATTACGACAAAAAGAAACCTCACAGAGTACCAATGACACCTGAAGAGCGTGAAATGTGGAGCGACTTCAAAAGCAATCAAGAGAGTTCAGAAGAAACCCTTCAAGAGTTTGCAAAAAGAAAAGAGATCAACCTCAACGAAGTCCATCAGGTATGGCATAAAGGGAAGTACTTTTCTGTAAAGACTAAACCAGGATCAGTCACTTATGATCAAGTAAAGGATGATTTGATTGCTCAAATGAATCAACACTCTCCAAATTACTTCAAGATTAAGCGTGATAAGATAACAGATGGTCACTTGTTAGTGATTGACATAAGCGATTTACATCTAAATAAGCACGCTGAGAAAGAATTGACTGGAGAGGATTACAACAGTGATATTGCTGTTAAAAGAGCATTAGAAGGAACAAGAGGATTATTGAAGAAAGCTTCAGGGTATAATATCAACAAAATATTGTTTGTAATTGGTAATGATGTACTAAACACAGATACAATAAGCAGAACAACAACATCAGGGACACCACAAGACACCGATTTGCATTGGTTTAAAGCGTTTCAGCTTGCAAGGAAGTGTTATGTTGTTTGTATTGAGATGTGTATGCAGGTTGCTGATGTAGACGTTGTTCACTGCCCTTCCAATCACGATTTTATGAGTGGCTGTTTCTTAGCTGATAGTTTACAGTCCTGGTTTAGAAAGAGTGACAATGTAACGTTCAATATCTCCCCATCATACAGAAAATATTACCAATATCATTCTAACATGTTGGAGTTCGAGCATGGAGATAAAGGAAAGGCTCAAAACATTCCTTTGTTAATGGCTCAAGAAAAGCCTCATATTTGGGCATCAACTAAATTCAGATACTCTTATTTGCACCACGTTCATCATCAAGATAAGAAGCAATTTCAATCAGGTAAAGATTACATTGGAGTAAACGTGACTTATTTACGCTCTCCATCTTCAGCTGATATATGGCATAGTGATCAAGGCTATAAAAGTCAAGTTGCTGTTGAAGCGTTTATACATTCTAAATTCGATGGAAGAGTGGCTCACTTGACTCATTATTTTTAGTATATTTAAACCGTTAAAGGTTGGCACTACCACATTAGCTAATCTTTAATATGAATCATAGACTTTTAAAAGAATTAAGCAGCTCACTTCCACACAGAGCTGCTTTTTTTATACCCAAAAAGAAAGCCTCCCCGATTAAGAGGAGGCCCTACAGAAGTAGCCTAAAACAGAAAAATAGAATTGCACTTCAAATATAATGTTTTTTAATCAACTAAAAACAATTTAACAATCTTATCAATAACAAATTTAACCTTTTCTTCATCAGCGTAGCCAAATATGAACGCTAACATCACAACAGAAAAGATCCCATATCCAATCAAACGAGGATAATCAATAGCTCCTTCAGGAGAGTGTTCTGAATCTTCTTTGATTGATTCTTTTGCTTCCATTATTACATTAGTTAAAGGGATTGCTTTTAATGCTCCCTTTCCTAATGACTTCAATAAACTTACAATTTTCATAGTTTTATTTTTTACAATTATACATCAAAAAAATAGATTTTTGGCTTTGATTCGTCTTGTATTATATCTATGTGATTCCAGGTTAAATATTTACCCTTCAATGTTCTCTCAATCCTTAACTGATAAGGAAACAAATCAGCATTTGCCACGATCCAATCATGCACCTCTTTCACACTCATTCCTTCAACATCAAAATCAATGGCCTTTCCAAACATGTGAGCAGATAGATACATGTAATTTTTTCGCTTAACCATTGGACTGTTGTTGTGCCTCAACCCTCTCTGAGTAAACTTTCCACCCCATGCCCAATCATTTGCTGTGATAGGCTTCCCTATACCTCTTCTGATTATCAAAAGAGTCTCCTGGAGCATTGGGCAAATAAACTTCCAAGAACCCTCTCCATGCTTTCTGTATGTTTCAGGATCAACAAGTTCTTTAGCTCCAAAGTATGATTTAATCGTTTTCATTGTTTAGTATTTTATTAAAAAAGATATTGAATGTACCGTTCCAAACTGATCCTATCATCAAAAGATCAATAACAGGATGAATTATTTGCTTATACTCAATAACAGCAATGGCAAAGAATATTATCATCAAGCTCTTAAACAAGTGAAAAGCATCAGTGAATTGCACTGGGATACTCTTCAACCCTTGAAGGAAGTCTCTGTTTACATATTTGTTCTGCCATGAAATCTCTCCATTCCAAAAGTAAGGATTCAGAAACTTAAAGATTGACTTGTGATAATGGAATTGCGTTTTATCCATAACAGCATTGCAAACAGCTGCTAAAAATACCAATAACAAGCTAATCATTGAATATGTCTTTAATCGCTCCTATAATACCGAAAACAGCAAATACAACAACATACCCCACTATCACAAAAGAAGTGTAAACAGCAGCATCATACGCCCATTTAAAGCTATCCTTCATTATTGTAAACATAAACATCAGAGCAAACAAGATCACTATTTGTGTTATGCTGTTTTTTTTAAGTATTTCAATTATTCTCTTCATAATGCTCTCCTTCGTTTCCGTTTTGTCCAATTATATCCATTCGTTTATTCCTTCGAGCTTCAGCAAGTTCACATCTACAAAACTCCTCATGGAGTCCACAATGCTCATTATTGCAAATTTTGCCATGCTTTTCAATGTTCTCTTCTCTAATCTTCTGCAATATCTTCATATTCAAATAAGTCAATACTCAATCTGTCAGCTTCATCAATTATCTCATCAATTTCAGCCTGGTATTCATGAGCTTTTTCAATTACCATTGTATTATCAATTTTCTTCTTTAAGAACTTGATCCTTTCAAGAGCTTCTTCAATTATCATCTTTTCTTTTTCTTTTAATTTGTTAAGACTAATATAATAAATTGCTTTAGCTTCTTCACATTCCTTTGAGCAAGTATCTCCTTTTTTTAAGACTGGAGAAGCACAAAAGAAACAGCGTTCAATTGTGCCTTTTCCATCCTCAAATAATGTTAGTTGGTCTATCATAATCAAAGGCATTAAAACGCCTTTCAACAGTCATCAGAAAGCATTGAAACGCTTCCTGCTTTGGTGTTAATCCTTGATAAATTCTCCGTTTTTCATGACACCCGTTCTTTTTGCAATAACATTATAAGCTATTTCAAGACAATCCAAAAGATCAACTCCTTGCATTTCAGCTTGTATAATGATAGTCACTAAAGTGTCTCCCAGGCTATCAATAATTTCTTCCTTGTCATCTTTAGCGATTCCAACAAGTATCTCTGTTGCTTCTTCCAATGTTTTTCCAGCCTGAGCAATTGGAGTGCCTTTCTCAAAGATTCCTTTTTCTTCTGCCCAGTTTAATACGTTCTTTTTTAACTCTTCAAATCTGTTGTTCATATTGTTTGATTTTTGTTTGTTACTAATTAAGATCCGCAATTCAGACACTCGAAATCTGAGTTCCTTCTCATTTCTTCCATTGGATCAATTCCGTTTTCAACCAGCTTAAGCTTATGCTTAAGTTCTGCCTGTATCATTTGACGCTCAAACGCTGTCTCTGCTTCGTTAATCTTTGAAGCGTAAAATTCTCTTAATTCAATTTCACTCATGTTATCTATTTTTAAAAATTGGGTTTTTAATATACTATAAATTCTCTAAAAGAAAAATTTGTTTATTCCGTTTTCAAACATCTGATATAAACCCTTTCATTTGTATAATGATTTCGCACAGAAAAAACATTTTCAGGGAGCTGTCTTTTATTCTTCCTTATGCTGTTTCTGTAATTGATTTGATTTTGTCGGCTCAGGATGTCGTTTCTTTTAGTGCCTGTGATTTTCTCAAGGTTGAAAGCATTTGCAACTCTTTGAATGAACTCTCCATCACGAGTAACAATTTCATAAAGTGGCTCAATCTTAACATCAAGCAAAGCAGATTCAACTCTGTTTATTTCTTGCTTTAAAGCACTGATCTTATCTTCAGGGAGATCATTCTCAAAAACAAATCCTTTAAGGCTTGTAAGGTAATTCTGAAGCCTTTCTTTTTCTTCTTTTATTAATAGCATATCTGTTTTTATTTATTTTTTAAAGCAATTCATGCTCCCATTCATATTTTCATCACAATATTGGTCTTTTAGTTTGTTTTTGCACTCGCAAAACAATGGGCAATTTTCAGGCATAGAGTTAATAAAACTCAATATCTGTTCGGCTACTATGTTTGTTGGGATTCCATTATATCTCCCTTCGTTCAATATTATTTCAATCTGTTTCTGCATATCTTTTTTTAATTAGTTCGCATTAAAACGCTCTTCAACGGTCATTAAGAAACATTAAAACGTTTCTCACTTTGGCGTTATAGTTTACTAATAGCTATATCAAAACATTTATCACATAAAACTTTTCCCAGCTTTTTGCTTTCTTCTCCGATATTGTTGCAATCCTCGCAAACTATAACATCATCTAAAACAACATTATTAACTTTGCTTTGGTGGTATTCCTCCATCAGTCTTTCAACTTCATCAGCTTCGTAAAGAAGGTATCTTTTTTCAGTCGTAAATCTTGGTTCATATTTCCCGTTTTTCAATCTAAATTCTTTTGCATCCATCGTTTATCTCTTTAATTCGTTAATAACATTGTTTAGTTGTGTCGTTATGCGTAATAAGCTAATCAATAACCTTTCCGCAATCTTGACATTGCATTCCGCTTTGCCATTTACCTCTTGGTAGATAGTAATGGTCTCCGCATTTAGCTTCTCGTTCTCTTTGCTTTTCCTCCATTAGCTCACTACGCATAACATCAGCTATACGTAATTGCTCTTTGTAGGCATCAACAATCTTTTGTGCTTCTAAATATTCTTTTTCTGTTATCATAATTTTAAGTTTTTAATGTCGCAACTACGTATAGCCGCCAACCGTTATGCGTAACTATATTTTGCCACTAATTACCATTTAGTGGCTATTTATAGGATTCCTCATTTTTGCCATATATCGCATTATATTCTTTTTTAATATCCTTTAAATTAAATTCTTCATGTCTAAACTTAAAAGCGAAATAAACAGCGTGGTCTTTTTCTATTTCAATCAATTCATTGTACTTAGCTAATAAATCATTTCCAATAAAGTATTGGTTTTGCTCCATATATTCCATTAATTCTTGTAGCGGTGTTTTCATAATTTTTCTATTTCTTTTTGTACTTCATTCCAAAATTCTTTTTGATAATCTGTTAAGTTTATTACAAAACTTGTAAGTATTTCTGTTACCATTTCATTACAAGCTTTTTTTGCATTATCATAAATCAATGTGTTTTGCCACACAATAGCGTTCCATTCCGAATCTCCAAATTTACCTCCAAGTTTTATAAACATCCTGTTTACAATCGCTTCTGCTTTCTCTTTTGTTGTCATAATCTATAATTTTAAAATACGCATAACAATATGTATAGTGCATTGAAACGCACCATACACTAACCGTTGTGCGCAATACAATCACTCATCTTCAGCTTTACACTCTTTGTCGGGCATAATACCGAAAACTTCATTTATTGTTGATTTGTCGTACCCATCAAGTTCTAAAGCTAACTCTATCGCATCTCTAATTGCATAGGGATAATAACAAGTTCGTGTATCAATAATAACTTCAGGAGTTTGTCTTTCGTTTTTGTTTGGTTCTATTACTATTTTCATAAAGTACTGCGCACAACAAAGTATATAAAACATGGCTGTTGTACGGCTTGTTTAACCATGCACGGCATTTAATTTAGTTTAGTACGCTTCGATAAGTTCCGCGTTCTTATCAGCCACGTTTCATATACAAGTACGTTATAGGGCATTTATACCCTCGAATATTTTGTTAATTTTGGTTACTGATTTATAGTTTTTTAGCAATACTTTTGGATACATCCCCATTTTTTTAGCAACATCGATTATTTTTTCATCTTCAATGTTATTGCCGTGTGTATTTGCAATGTAAACCGCTGTTCCAAAATTACTTTGTCTTTCTTTGCTCATAATAAAAACGCCCTATAACAATGTATATAATTCAGTGGCATTATAAGGTCTATTTGAACCACTGTGCAGTCTTGTTAATTAGTCGGTATGCGAAAAGTTCTGCAATCAATCGCCACCGAAATCATATACTAAACGTTGTAGCACATTAAAACGATGATACAACACGGTATATAATTAATAAAAACACTTACTTCTCGTTAAATTTCGAGAGTTGTTCAATTAATTCAACTGCATCAGATTTTAAAATATCCAACGC